ATTCGCAATGGGGCTGTCTGTCAGCGTAAGGCGACCTCGCTTGAACCATAGAGAAATGGTCTGCACATCGAAGTTGGTAGATGCGGAGGAAAACGTCTTCCGAAGGTTGGCGCTATTGGCCGCGCGAAACCGCAGCGAGTAGGGGATCTCGTAACCAGTAGCTCCAGAAGCACCAGCTAGTACGTTGTTCTGAAATGGCATTGTCTTTAACTACCTTACCTTACGTTACTTGACATCATAGGTTACTACTGCATGAACCGCAGTAGATGTATATACGATATAGTCCAATCGATCTACAGCAGAAGCCGTAGTCGTAAGAGTTGGAGCTTCACCGTTGGCAAACTTCCAGTTACTTCCAAATGACAGGGTCTTTCCACCTGAAACATCCTGTTCGATGAAGATTGAACCCGTCTGGCCAGCAGCACAGTTGGATGGATTCTCGAATGTTCGGTTGCCTACTAGCTGGATTGCAAAGTTCTGGGCAGTATTAAAATTAATTGCAATGCTTGTGGATACATCAGTCAGGCTGACGATATGTGCCCTAGCAGACTTCGTGATCTCTAGCTGCTTGATTGGTACGCTTGTGCCAAAACCAACATTACCTGATGAATCTACGTTGATCCTATCTACACCACTTGTCGCAATTGCAAGTGATGTCGTAGCAGATACTCTCGGTGTTGTAATATTGGTTGGAACAGTGTAGCTTGAACCACTTGCAGTCTTCATGTAGACATCAAAACTGCCTGTAGCAACATTTCTTAGGAAGTATGTCTTTTCATGCGAAGGAATGGTAATTGTGACATTTGCTGTCAGTGTACCGGCAAACTCAAGCGATGCATTTCGAGACTGGTCAACCAAGCCATTGTTCTCTGATAGAGTTACGCCAGTAGAACTGACAGAAACAACAACATATCCAGCAACAGCCTCATCGATAAGATCAATGACATTCTGGTTAAGAATATCACCCCAAGAGTTTGGGTTCTCTCCATCACCCTGCTTTTCAAATCGCAGTCTTGTCGTGTATGTACTTGCCATGTTTCTTGCGTCCCTCTATAGAGTAGGTATTTCTTACCGTACATCCAATGTAGCCACTGCATGAATGGCTGTGGATGTGAATACAATGTAGTCGATGCGGTCTACGGCAGAAGCCGTGACTGTAAGAGTTGGTGCAGCAGCGGCTGCAAACTTCCAGTTACTACCAAATGAAAGCGTCTTGCCACCAGATACGTTCTGCATGACAAAGATAGAACCAGTCTGTCCTGCAACACAGTTTGATGGATTCTCCAATGTCCTATTACCAGTAAGCATGACTGCAAAGTTCTGTGAAGCATTGAAATCTACAGCAATGGATGTTCCATCTGTAAGGCTTACGATGGTTGCAATGGCTGCACCAGAAACTGCAATCTTCTTGCCCAAGTTTCCAGTGCCAAAAGCTGCTGCACTTACACTAACTATACCAGAAAATGTACCAGTAGCCGCTATGACGGAACCTGTACCACTTACATTCACAGCCGTAGTTGCATTTGTAGCTGAAGTTGCAAATACAGCACTTACTGCATTAGTAGCATTTGTGGCACTTGTGGCAAATACAGCAGAGGTTGCATTTTCAGCATTTGTCGAATTTGTGGCGCTAGAAGCAAATACTGCCGATGTTGCATTAGTAGCATTCAACGCCGTTGTAGCATTTGTGGCTGAAGCCGCAAATACTGCTGATGTTGCATTAGTGGCATTGACTGCATTTGTTGCGTTTGTCGCACTTGCTGCAAATACCGCTGATGTGGCATTTTCTGCATTAGTGGCATTCGTGGCACTAGAAGCAAATACTGCCGATGTTGCATTGGTAGCATTAACTGCATTTGTAGCGTTTGTGGCAGATGAAGCAAATACAGCAGAAGTAGCATTAGTTGCGTTGACTGCATTTGTTGCATTTGTAGCTGATGCTGCAAATACTGCTGATGTAGCGTTTACTGCGTTTGTGGCATTTGTTGCCGATGTGGCAAACACTGCACTAACTGCATTGGTAGCATTCGTGGCACTAGCTGCAAATACAGCAGAAGTGGCATTTTCGGCATTGGTAGCGTTTGTTGCACTAGACGCAAAGACTGCTGAAGTAGCATTCACTGCATTCGTGGCATTGGTAGCACTAGCTGCAAAGATTGCACTGACGTTTGTCAAACCAGCACCACCGCCAACAAAGTTCGTTGCACTGATGATACCATTGACTGTTGCTGCACTGACTACTGTAAGGACATTTACTGTGTATGCTGAAACGGATACAGGAGCAGTTGGAAGATTTGTAAGATTTGAGCCGTCGCCAAAAAAGGTAGCTGCTGAAACCTTGTCTGTAAATGTAGCGGAAACACCAATAAGATTGTTGGTCGATGCCAACTTGGTTGCCGTAAAGTTCGATACGCTTACCGAAACAGGAGTTGCAGCACTAACGATCTGACCTCTTGAATTAACCTCAAGAAGAATATGTGGACCATATGAAGCAGATACAACTCCAGTAGAATCAAGGGAGATGACTGGATTGCTTGCAAGTCCATCTCCGTTTGCCACTGAAACACCAGTACCAGCAATAAGTGTTCTACCTACTGCTGTTCCACCAGAAATAGCTGGAAAACCTGTTACACCACTTAGATCCGTAATCGCATTGAGAGCAGAAGCAGTAGCAGTAAGAGTGGCCCCATTTAGTTGAAAAGTACCGTTAATGTTGACTGCGCTGTTGCTTAGCTGTAAAGCAGAGTTGGTACCTTCTCCATCCGAGACAGTTCGAAGGGTACCATCAACACCACCATTGTTGTTGCTGACCTGAAGGAGATCCTTGTATGTATTGGCAATCGTCTTGCCGGTAAGAGTAGCCATTTCTGCTCCTTAAGCCTTACACCAAATTCCAATATTGAGTTTCGTCTTCCCAGTTAATATTAGCATTGTTCCAGACGATATTACGGTCGTTGTTCAGAGGTGGTCTTGGGTTACGAATAAACTCGTCATCCCTTACATTCGGAGATCTGTTCTGAGGGTGGTTCTTGAGATCATATCTTCCCTCATAGTCTTCCGGACAAACCATCAAGCCATAGCTATTCCGCTTCAGTTCACGATATGGATACTGGAACCCACATGTGTCGCAGATACCTAGCGCTATTCTGGTAGTAGCCATTTCCGTATTTTACACCAAGTTCAACTTGGGTACAATACGAAGACTTGTTCTTTCCCTGTCCTCATCCATAGCCCTAGCAAGCCGCTCCTCATATTCCTGCTTGATGAACATGATGCGATTGCCATCGATGCCAGCTCGCTTCATTGACATGAAATAGGCTAGCCCAGCAGTCATGCATGGCAAGAATCTACGGGATACATCTGCAATCTGGCCAGCAGACTTGTTCACATCTTGAAGATACTTGATCTTCTCGATCTTGAGGGAATAGTCATTATTGTCCGGAACAGGCCACAGATAGAGTTCTGGATTGGATCTTCCCCTGCGAATTGCGTACTGAGTAGGACGCCCTGTCTGGCTCTTGCGTGGAATCTTCAGGTACTCTTCCATCGACAGACGATCAAGCTGGATATCCGTAGCACTCAGATTGACCACGACCTCCATTGCATCGACCATGTTTGATGAAAGAGAATACGCAGTCACGGATGTCGATACATCAACTACGGTAGTGTTTGTTGACCACAGAAGGATGCCTCTGTTCTGCCAGTCTTGAAGAAGAAGATTGATGGAGCGACGGGCAGACTTTGGATCATTACCCAATGTCTGCTCGCCGCCAATCATTTCCAAAGCCTCTTGGATAACTTCATCAATATCCATGCTGAAGTTATATGTCCCGCTAGTTGACATGCTTTGGCATCTCCCTTTTTATTTGACCTTGCTTGCTCAGCCCTTACTGCGCTTGCGACCGGCAGCAGCCATCTTCTGCATCTTCTCGGCACCATACTTTTTGCGACCGATTGCTGCTGCTACTGCTGCTGGATTCTTTACATCGCCTCTAGCTGCAATGCTCTTCGTGAGCTTTGCAAATCGTTCACCCGAACCGAGCTTTGGCTTCTTACCCATTGGCATTGAAATCTGTCTCCCTACACTTGATCTTGAAATAGCCATTTATCGCTTGATGCCTCTGACGTACTGCTGTGACTTAGGTGGCATCTTCTTGGAGCCTGAAGGACCAGCCCAATACTGCTTGTTTGCCCAGTAGGCTGCGCTCTGAGGACCCTTTGCAATGTTACTTGCATGGCGATCCTTGAATGCCTTGCGGGCTTCCGGTGAATAGTTATGGCCCATCTTCTGGTCACCAAAGCGAATAACCTTTACGCCACCAGAAGGAGCACGAACAGCAACCACACCCTTTTTGGTTGGATGTGATGGTGTGTTCTTTGGCTTGTTGAGACCACTGAGTCCCAGCTTTCGTAGCTTGTTCTTTTCTGAATCTGTAAGTGCCATCGTCTTAAAACTTTCTGAATTGCTTGACTTTGTTGGCGATTGTCTTTGGCTGCTTTACGAACTGCTTGCCCTTTCGAGTACCAGCCCTCTTTGCTGCTGTCGTGGCTGCGTACTCACTTGCAGATAGTGACTTGATTGCCTGCTCCGGAAGATACCGCTCTCCTGTTTCCTTTGAAGGCTTGCCAGACTTTGTACGCCACTTCTGTCTTGTCCAAGCCTTTAGACTCTCTTGCGGGTCCTTGATCATTCCCTTGGCCATAGTATTTGTTACCTGTATCCTCCACCACGCTTCTTGTATTCCGATGCAAGAAGCTGTGCCTTTCTAGCTGACCATTCTCCAGCATCTCCGCCTTTTGTACCAGCCTTGATTCTGTTGAATAGCTGCTTTCTCATCGTTGGCTTTGTATAGTTGCCAGCTTCATTTACTCGGGATACATAGCCACCCATCTTCATTACCATCAGATCACCAGTACGGTTCATCTGACGCTTCATTTCCCTTACGGGTGTCTTGCCAACCTTTCGCATTACACGCTGTGCCGCAATACGCTCTTCCATTGGCATGTTCTCATCATCACGAGTATTGATCGCTTGACGAAGATTATACTTGCTGGTGACCAATGATGGAAGGCCACCTTCAGCAAGTCTCTTTGCATTTGCAGATCTAAGAGCAATAGCCACAGCTTGCTTCTGTGGCCTGCCCTCTTTTACCAGCATTCTAATGTTGCTGCTGATAATCTTATCTGACTTACCTTTCTTGAGAGGCATTGTAAATTACTTTTTTCCCTTTCTCATTACTGCGCCACCACCACGCATTGCCGCGCCACAACCTCTGCCAATCTTGCCGCCCATAGCCTTCTTGACTACTGGGGGCTTGCGAGCAGGAGGAGGTGCAGGTGGTGGAGGAGGTGGGATAGGATCTTCCTTTACGACGCTACCACCAATACCAGAAGTGACATCCGCTGCATATGGATCATCCTTCATCGTTGTAGCTGGCTTTTTAACTTTTGACATTTTATTATCACATCCTTCCCTTACGCATTACTGCACCACCGCCACGCATGGCAGCACCACAACCTCTACCAACCTTGCCACCCATAGCCTTCTTTGTGGCAGAACCCTTTGAGGCCTTTGTACGAGTATACTCCTCAAGTACATCCATCTCATCTGGAGTAAGAACTGCCCTGTACATTTCTTCTGCACTCTGTGCTTGACGACGAGATTCATCATCGCTTTTTAGTGCTTTTGCTGCTTCATATCCAGCGGCTGTAGCACCAACACCAGCACCCGCACCAATAGCACCTGCTTCTAGACGGGCCTTATCTGTAGCTCTTTGACTACGAGTTGCTTGTTCAACCCTTCTTTGGCCCGGTTCGATAGGCCTAACAAGTCTAGAAGCTCTTTCCATCCCGCCCATTCTAAGTAGTTCAGCCAAAGCTCTTCTTGACATTTCAACTTTCTCCCTTTATATCAGTTTGAATTTGGAACCAATGTATTGTCGCCACCAGCAGGACTTGCTGGAACCTGCATGTCATCCCTTCTCGTTCTACGAGCTTGGTTGCGCTGTAGTTCAAGGATCTGCTTGTACTTGCCCTCGAATACCTGCATCGTCGCGTAGTCCTTCTGGAACATCAAGGCTTCGACCATGCTGCCGTAGAACAAAAGATCGTAGCAGTATTCGCTGAAGTAATTACTGTCCGCAGCAGAACTCAGCGTGACTGGTCGCGAGATGTGGACGATTTCTCCGTC